GTCTTAACTGTTTCCGTACCTGTAGAGCTTCTAATAATTACAGTCAGATCTGCTGCTGCAAATATTTTAAAAGCATAAGCAAATGCGGTAGTGCTACCATCTCCGCTATAGCTGTTTTTAATGGTTGAACTTGATACTGTCATGTGTTACTCCGTTAATTTATTCTTCTTATTCTTTTCAAATTTTGTATTACTAACTTTAAATCTTGAGCTTCTTTATTAGATGTGTTTGCCAACATAGTATCTAACCCTGCTTCGTAAAATTCATTTTCTATTCTTTTAATTAATCTTGCCTTTTCTTGATCAGTAGTTTTTAATCTGTTAGTTCCTATTTTATAACTTGGTAAAGTTATTAAAGTTTCCAAAGCTTCATTAAATGTAAAATATTCATTTTTGACAAAACCTAAACTTTTAAATAACTTTGGTTGTAATTTAATTTTATTTTTACTGATGTTTGTCCATTCTGCTGAAAACTTTTTACTTATAGGTACTCTTTCTGCTGTAACAGTTTTTTTAGTTTGCACTAAAGGCATACCTAAATTTACTACTTCTTTTTGTAAAGGAGTCATTGCTTCACCCCTACTAATTTCAAAAGGTATAATGGCGTTCCAAAATGCTAATACTGGATTGACACTAAATGGAACTCCTCTAGTTTTCTTTTTACCAAATACATCATATATAGGAGCGAAATCTTCTCGTTCTTCAACTTCTTTTCCAGAAATATTAATAGCATTATTATAACTTAAATCTGTTCCTCTTTTTACTAAATCTAAAAAGATATTATTATTTTTTGGCGTTCCTATTAATTTATTATTTTTAATCGCTTCAGGATCTTTTGATGTATATAATTCAATTTGTTCACTATATTTAGCACTTGTAGGATCTATAATTTTATTTACTGTTCTTAATGCTCCAACGTAAGGAATTAAATTACCTAAAGGGCTATCTGTTAAATATGTTATATCTTCATACTCTAATGATTTTAAAACAGATTGAACTCCTTGCAACATAGGTAATTCCATAAAGTAATCTGCTACAGCCATAACAGCTCTTGATACTTTTTTTTGTTGTGCTTGAGGATCTGTTGTTCTTCTACCACTTTCTACATACTCAGCAGCTATACCTAGTACAGCTCCTAATGGTTCTATTCCAGCATAACTAACATAAGTTAATGGGCCATTGGGTAAACCATTTTCATCATACAAATCTTTGTATACACCATTTTCATCTTTAGGAAAATTCTCACCTCTATAAACTAAACTATATGGTTGCCAACCCGGAGGTAAACTTCTTCTTGCTTTAGCATCATCAGGATAACCACCCGTTGCTCTTCCTGATAAAGTATATTCCGAAAAAAGATACATAACTGTAGAGCCATAAGCAATACTAGACAGAGCTTTACTTCTTTCTCTAGGCCCTCCACTTAAAATTGCTTTTCTTACTTTTGGACTAAAACCAGCAGTAACTACATTATTTTCCATAACACGAAAAATAGCATTAGTTGGAACTCTAGCAAAAGGAACTAATAATCTTCCAGCTAAAGATTGTTGCAACCATGTCGTAGCTTTTCCAATGCTACCTACATCAGATGTAAGTGTAAAAAAGTTTGCTGCTTCTTCTGTTTCAACTCTCCTTGATTTTGGATCTAATAAAACTAAGTAGGCATCTGCTTGTGCATCTTCTTCTGACTTACCTATATGTTTAGCATTTTTATATGCTGTAAATGCTTCTGCATACAATTCTCCACCTTCTGCCATACCTTTAGAAAACTCATCGGTTGCTAACAAGGTTCTTCCCGGAAGTCTTATAAATTTACCAGTAGCATTTATCATCTCTGCGATTGGGTTATCTTTGTTAGAAGATATGTTTTTATGTGCATCTCCATCTATTCTTGTAGGGCCAATTCCTCTTTCTGTAGCCCACCCTTTTTTACCAAGTAAAATAGCATTTTTAAAACTTTGAGATAATCCAAACAATCTTGAATTTATTTCTCCTAAAGAAGCACCATACTCTGTGCTATCTCTTCCAACAGCACTTCTTACACTTCTTTCTAATCCACTTATGCCAGCAGCTAATACATCTCTAGGTAACTGATAAGCAAAAAATGCAGGAACTCCAAGAAGGTTTTTTAATAAAGTTTTTGGCCCACTTAATAATCCATTAATATATATTTCGGTAAAATATTTTTTTCCCGCATTAGCTACATTAGCTATTCTACTTACAGCACCATTACCACCTTTATCGTGGGCATCAATTATTTTTTCTGCAAGTTTTAATGTATATTTATTTCCTCCTGAAGCTTCAATAGCATTTTTAATAGCTTCATCCATAAACCCTTTATCTTTTTCTCTACCTACTGGTATCTTCATAGCATTTAAAGCTCTTGCTGCTTCCGCTACTTCAGATATTTGTCTTTCCTGTAAACCAGAATGAATAGCTAAAGCTCTATTTAATTTTAATATTAATTGTCTACCTTCTTTGTCTACACTTAAATCTATACTTGGATTATTTTCTTTAAAAGCATTTACCTCATTTGCAGCATCAACTAATCTTGTTGCACTTTTAACTGTTAATTCTCTAAGTGCTAATATTTCATGGCTTTCTAATCTACCTTTTCTTTTTCTTAATAATTTTGTTGTGATACCTAATTCATCTGCAAGCTCTTTTTCTGCATTAGCAATTTCTTCTGCAAAAGTAACTGTACCTCTTCTTCCTTGATCTATTTCTTTTTTCTTAATTTCAGATACTTTATTATATACTTTTAAAATATCTTCTCCTGCTATAATACGATCAAAATTTATATCTATTCCACCATCATTTATTTTTACAATATCTAATGTTTCTGCTAGATCTATTGCTTGTGTTTCTGTTTCTTTACTTACTTCTATTGGCTTTGATGGATCGTCAATAGTTTTAGCAGCCTTAACAGCTTCTTCTCTTAATTTTTCTACATCTGTTTGATTTAATTTTAATACTTCTTGTGCATCATCTAAATTAACAAAATCAGCTTGCTCAAATAAATCATATCTTTCTTGGCTTAACAAACCTTTATCTACTAATTTTTTTGCAAAAAACTTTTGTGTATCTTGATAAGATTTTTTACTATCTACTAATTCTTCTTGTCTCATGGTAGGAACAGAACCAGCTACACTATCATCTGCTCCCTCTGGTGTTACTCTTACATCAGTATTTACTGTATCAGCATAATCTTTAATAAACTTTTTTACAGGTATGATATTAGACAGTATTTTCCCTAATCCAGCTACTTGTATTCTATCTTGTGTAGGATCTTGTGCAAAGTTTTTTACACCACCAGTCATAGATGCTTCTGTTGCTTGATCCTGTACTGTATCAAACATATCTCTTTGTTTTTGTATTGCCATTAATCTAACTCTTCCCAAGGTGCATCTTTAGCAGCTTTATATATTCCTTTTACTAAAGGTATAATTCCAAAATCTACAGCAGCACCTATAACTAAACCTCCTAAAGTACCACGCAATCTTTCTACAAGTTCTGCATTTTTATCATCGTATTCTAATAAACTTATAGTTGCTTTTACTATTTCATTTCTTTTTTCTGGTTGTATTTCTTTAAAAGCATTAGCTAATTCATTTTGTAAACCTTTTTCTGGATTTATAGTTATAGCATCTGCTATAGCACCCCATGTAGCACCTCTAACAATTCCAGATGGAGCAACCAATCCGGGTAAAGCTTTTCCTAAACCTATTCTTAAATTACCTTTTAATATATTACCTGTTACCTCTAATCCTCTTTTCATATTTTTAGTAGCACCTACTGCTTTAGCGGCAGGTATAGCTCCTGAAGCAAACTCTGATATACCTTCTATAATGCTAGAATATGTTTTGTTTGTATATTCTCTTTCTATATTTTTTGAGCTAACAACAGGTACATATTTATCAGCCCAATCACTTAATTTTTGAAAGCCTTGTTGTATGTCTTTTGTGTTTGGTATTGGCCCTTTAAAATCTTTATCACCTGTCATAGATTTACCAATAAAATTTGCAAAGTCTGCTGGTGAACCTAATATAGAAAACAAACTTTGGTTCATTTGCTTTATACCTTTTTCACCTCCAGTAGCTATTGCTTGGCCAGTATCTTTAAAAACATCTACTGTTTTATCTAAAGAGGTTCTATCTTCAGTTTGTTTTTTTTGAAACTTGTCATCAAGTTTAAAAGCAGTATTACCTATAATACCTGCTTCGTATGTTTGATTAAAACGATCCGTAAAAGTTTCTACTTTTTCAAAATTTTCTGGTATTCTTTCTCTTGAACCAAAAGTTTCTGCAACTTCAAAACCTTCAAATAATTCATCTTTAAAACTCTTCATATTAGTTCTCTAAAAATGCTTCAAATTGTTTTTGATATAAACTAATTGAATTTATATCGCCTTGGTAAACTGTATCACCGGGTATAGAAATATTTTTAATAGATTCAATGTAGCTGGTTATATTTTGTATTGATTTGTTATTCATATCCAAAACAATTCCTCTCGATACTAAATAATCTTTATCCATAGTTGATCCAACAGTTAACCCTATATCTATAAAGTTTTTTATTTCTTCATAATAAGTATTTAAAATTTCAGTATTAAATTCATCTTTAATTTCTTTTATTATTATTCGTTCTTCATTAAATCTTTCTCTACTTCTTAATGGAAGCTCATTATCTTCTATTCTTTTTAATTCTATTTCTCTTAACCTATCTACAGCATCATTATATAAATTACCGGATAATGCTTCTACTCTTTCATTACCAGAATTTTTAAATTGTTCATAATTAAATGCTCTTGAAAATGCTTTATGACTTTCATTAGTTCCTTTATCAGATCTCGATATAATGCCACCTAAAAATTTTTCAAAAGAACTTTTATCTAAACTAGGAGCATTTTGTATTACATCTGATATTGTAAGAGTATTATCTCTAGCTTTTTTAGTAAGTTCACCTTTAATTGTTATATCAAATTTTCCATCTTTTCTAAATTGACCATCTTCTTCTGAACCATCTTGTAACCATTTTTTTAATCCTTCTAAATCGTTTAAAGAAAAACCTGTATCTTCTTTTCCTGCATAGGTAAGTAATTCTTTTAATGCTTCTTCTTCCTCTCCACCTTTAATAATAACCTTGTTTATTAATTCGCCTATCTGTATTTTATCTTCTTTTATTTCTTGTTTTTTTTTTGATTCCTCTAAATCTTTAATTTTTGTTGCTTCTGCTTTTAAATCATCTTCAAGTGTAATTAATAGATCAGGATTAGTTTTTTCTATTTCTGATATAATTTCATTTAGTATTGTGTCTGACTTTCCATCTTTATCTAATATTTCTGAATTGTTTATAATATTTCTTATAGCATCATCAGGATCATCTAAACCTTCCATCATGTCTCTAATAATGTTTTTTGCTATATCTAATTTTAAAGAGTCAAAATTTTCAGTATATTCACTAGGAGTCAAATATTGTTTTGTGCCTTCTAAATTATCCACCATATCTCGCAAATTACTAATTCTATCATCGTCTGATAAGTTTCTATTCATAACTCCTGACATAAGTTGTTGATTACCAGTCTTTACTGTATCAACAATAAACTTTTGTTTACGCTCTACATTGTTTAATTGAAATTGTGTATTTTCTTTTCTTGTTAAATTATTAAGTTTGTATACAAATCTAATGTAATTATTTTTATCAGAAAATTTGTTTTTATATTTAGAAGCTAAAGACTCTGTATTTTTTATTAAATCTGTTTCTGCTGTAAGAGGATTTTTATCATTTGCTGCTCCAACCAATAAATTACTATGTTCAGCTTTTGCTTCATCTAAATATAAATTTAATTCAGTATCATCTTTTATTTTTTTTTGTGCTTGGTCATACTGATACTTCTGTCCAGCTATACTCATGATCTGCTTACCAACGCCTGCTATTGCAAGTGCAGGTGCAGCCATAGCATTAGCATTTAAACTTGCTGTAAGATCACGACTACCAGTTTCCATAGTCATATCTACTTGTCTTTTATATACAGGTACTTTCATATTAACCCATCATTGCAGTTTGTGCAGCACCACTAAGTAATGTTCCTGCTGCTTGATAACGAGAAGCTTTTTGTCTTGCTCTACCTTCCATACGCATTAACTCACCTCGTAGTCTTGCATTAGTAGCAGCTTCTCTTTTATCTAACGCAGCTACGTTTGTATTATATTCTTGATTATTTAAATCTTGTTTAAATTTTATATAATTAGTCAAAGCTCTTTTAAGTGGCGTACCTGTAGTTGCTAACCAACCAGATCCTCTGTAAGCCATTTGTGTTCGATCATTTAGTTTTTTAAAATCTTCTTCTTGCTCTTGAGCTTTAAAAGCAAAGATACGCTGTATCTGTTCTGCTTTTCTTTCTTGTGCTTTTGCATTTCTATCTTGTAGTGAAGCATTATAATCTGCTGTAACCTTTGCAGCTTTTCCTGCTGCTAATTGTCCTTGTACTGTTATGGCTGTTCCAGCAACCATCAAGCCTTGAGCTATACTCATTTTTTAATCCTTCCCATTACAATATAGTCTGATCCTTCCGGGCCAAACTTTTTCATTAAACCTTCTTTTTTAAAACCTAAAAATTCTGCAAAACGTATTGCTTGTATCCAATCAGCTTTTACATTTGCGTGCATCCTTGCATAGGGTGCTTTGCTCATAATATCTTTTGTAGTTTTTACAACAGACTTAATTCTTGTTTGTATTCTATCGCTTCCTATAAACCAACATTCTGCAACACCATCCCACATAGGAATAAAACCTGCTGCTGCGATAATGTGTCCGTTTACTATTCCTGTCCACGCATCGTGTTGTGCTGCTCGTTCCATGTGGTGTTCCCAATCATGGTCAGGTCTTTGTGTTCCAAAAGATAATTTATTTTCTACGACTAATTCTTTTGCGTGTTCTGGTATAAACTTTATTATTCGCATTAGTCAAAATCTTGTACTACCACTCTTGGATAGATCCCTACAATCGTCATTGGTAAAGGTTGTGTTTGTTGTACAACAATAGCTCCTTCTGTCTCCCAGTTACTTGCAGCTTCTATTGACTTATCTCCAGTAAATAATGGTACTGCTGTGTCTGTTGAATCGGAACTGTCTCTGAAGGGGATGGTATCAGTATTAGTTAAACTTGTGCCAACAGATGCTCCTACTGTTCTAAAAAAACGAATGACTACACTATGAATTTTTTTAATTTTGCCTTGAGCTGTTCCACTTACACTCCCACTTTCTAACCGAACAGTCTTTAATGTAGAGGTATAACCTAACCCTACTTGAGCTTTGGTTGTTGCTCTGTCTGTTGCTATAGCTCCACTCGATACTGCTTTGTCTGGATGTGCAGCTCCTTCTTCTAATATAGAAACAGTTTGTCCTTCTAACTGATCTAGGCCTGATAAACTAGATGTACTTGATCCTGAGTATGTTAAACTGCTATCTACAAAAATAGCATCTTGTATATCTGTGCCAAAATCTATTGCAGATAATATTTCTACATATCTTCTGGTTGCACCATTGATGGTTCTTTTTACAACCATGTATAAATTATCTTGGTTTAGTTCTCCAGGTATGACAGCTATGTTTTCTACTATACCATGATTGGTAGTTACACCACCTGTTGTAAAAGAACCTCCTAGTTTATGTTGATGCCATGCCACGACTTGTTCTTCTCTACGATAAGTCAAACCAATTAATCTTCCATCAGTTGTTGTACCCCAGACAATAGAAAAAGGTTCTTGCTGATAAGCTAATTCTACAATACCTGTTTCACTTACATGATCTGCAAGGATCGTTAAGTCTATAGCTTGGTACGCATCGGTGTCATACACATATCCTAACTCTCGTACTTTTCTTTTAGCTCGTTGTACAAACAATGTATATGAACCTGCTTGTACAGGTTGTATGTCTGCACTCCCATAAGTAGCTTGCTGTTTAATCTGTACATTCGTAGGTGTAATTGGCTCGTCTGTTCCTGATGCTCGTACAACAAATTCACCACCTGTTGTTCCTACAACCATTGCTCTTGCCGATGCAAGATATAAAATTCTATTAACCTGATTACTACCAATCGTATACGTCATAGCAGAACTATCGCTATCGCTTTCAGTCATGTTTTCAAAATCACCTGCAACACTAAAAAATATAGTTTGCGGTTGTAATGTTGTACCTGCAAACACTAAACGCTGTTCATAGAAAGCACAGGCTCTTGGAAATCCTGTTGTCTCTGAAAACGCTCCTAGTGAAAACTCATCAGTAGCATTTAACTTTCCAACAAGTGTAATCGTATTACTTGCACTCTCTGCTACTACATCATCAACTGGCACTAAGGTTATTTCATCACTTGTTACTTTTACAATTTCATAGTCTCTATTGTTTGCACCATTGGATGCACCGCTTGCAGTAATCGTCATACCTTCGGTAAAACCTTCTATAACAAATTGCTTATTACTATCTCGTATAAAATCATTGTGAGATGATCCTGTACCACTTGGATCGCCTTCTACAAAACTAATCGTATTACTTGCATAGCTTGGTAATATTTCTGCTACGCCTAACTCGTCTGTTTGTACTGTTCCTACAACAACAGTTGCACTTGTAAATGTATCAATCTTTACATAGCCATTATATATTTTTACAAACCTTCCTACATCGGTACTAACAAATGTACTACTAGATGCAGTTAGAGTACAGCTACTACCAGATCGTGCATTAGGAGTAAGTGTTGTAGTAGTAGCGTTCTCATCTAAGTATGGCCCATTAATAAATGTAACATCGGTTAATGTCCAATCTGTATTACTAGTTCTTGATATTTTTCTAACAGGATGTGAGCTATGTGTTATGTACATCACATCAGCAGATTGCGTAAATTTTAATTCTGGTATCTGAGCTGTAGTATAGGTAGTTGTTACTTCTACAATTTTACTAGCAGTACCCGCAGATCCATACGTTGTAAATGCAGAACTGTTTATATTTGTTCCATCAACATCCGTTAGTTCAAATGTATTTGTTCCTTTATTTGCTACAATTCCTGTTGTACCATTAAGCTCTGTCATTCCTACAACACCACTTATAATCACATGATCGCCATTACTAAAACCATGTGAGGTTGCTGTTATCACAACAGGGTTTGCTTTGGTTGCACCTGATATAGTTTTACCGCTTTCGGTAACGATACCTCCATCTTGGTACACTCTAAAATAGTTATTACCAAACTCTAATACATACGTATTGGCAGTTGTGGTATTAAATTCAAAAGGTATAAGTCGTGCTGCATTGGCACTTACTTTTACCTCATGGATAAATTTTGTTCCCGGTCTCCTAGCTGCACCACCGGCAGGATAGACTATAAAGTTCTCTAATGTTTTTGCACCATTAAAGTATCTGGTTAAATCAGTTCTACCATCAAGCCTGTCGCTTAACTCTCCTGCTGTCCAGTTAGTATATCTAGGACTGGTATAAGTCATTTAGTATCTCGAATTTATAAATGTATCTGCTTGTAGTACACCAAGGTCTGCTCCCTCGACTCCCGGTTGACCTTCTGTGGCATCAACAAATCTTGCTTCTTTTAATTTAGATTCATACAAGGCAACCATGTTAGCCACTAGTGCATTACTATTGGTTATGCCATAACATATATCTGCTGCTAGTCGTGCTGCAATAGATTCTACAAGTAACGTATCGTATTCATTAGGATCGGTTACTCTTGCAATAAATTTTATCTTCATGGTTTGCTCATCGCTTACAATCGTTCTACCTTCTACTTTATAATCCAAGTCTAGTTTTTCTAAACGCAATACTCGCAAACAATATGGATCGGTAGGGAGATTATAAGCATAGGTATATCCCCATGTTGGAGCAGTAGAGTTTTGAGCTAATGATGCTCTTCTTACTAAACAGTTCCAAGGATGTGATCTAAATACAGCATCTCTGACAAACACATATCGTTGGTTTACAATCCTTGCTGCAACACTATCCTCTGTTAAAGAGTTAATGGTACTTGCCCCAATATTGTTTAACGCTGAATTTGCTATATCAACTGCTGAAGTCATAATAATTCCTTTAAAGTAAAGAGGGAGTGCAAAACGCTACCCCCTCTTATTTGTTTTAGTTACTCCACAACGTAAGTAATTACAAACGATAGGTCGCCTGCTGTATCACCAGCAGCATCAAATTTAAGACCAACATAAAAGTAACCACCGGGATCAGAAGATTCTCCTGCATCCTGCCAGACCTTTTGGCCCATAAGATTGATGTTCCTTGCTTCAAAAGCAACCTCTGTACCTGTAGTAACCGCACCTCTAAGATCGGTTATTGCACTTGCATAACAATCATCATTTTTTGCTGTGATTGTACTACTATCTGCAACATATAAACCTACATCGGTAGTATTGGTTGATCCTGAATCAAGATCATCGTTATAAAGTTTAATACTTACAACGGAAGCATTGGTTGGAATAGGAGCAAGCATAACTGTATCAGTTGCACTTAAATCTCCTGCTGCCAACGCTATTGTACCTTGTGCGATACGCATTGTACCACCCAACTGATAAGAAGGGCTTTTTACAATAGGCTTCGCTTCAAAATTTGTAACTAAAGTTTGATTAACATTTGCCATAATTTACCTCCTATTCAGTACAGGCTATTTCTACTACTTTTTCTTCTTCCATACGAGTTGCCCCGATGTCCATACAGTAATAGATTTGAGTTGAGTAAGACTTGTCAGCACGTTCATCTATGCGACCAGTAACATCTTTACCAATAGCAAGCTTGATACCATCTTCAGCAAAGGCTAGAACCTGTCTATTGCCATCGCTGTCAGTTCCAAGTCTATTACTTGTAATAAACTTAAAACCCATGTAGGTGTCAATCTCACCTTGAACTAAAGCACGAACTGTATTGAAATCTGAAGAAGTTACTTCATTGATACCCAATAGATCTTCAATCTGTTCAGGTGATACAACCATGTATCTCTGAATAGAAGGATCAACACTATTTTGATCAAATATCTTCTTAGCAGATATTAGTTTTGCTTTAGTTAGACCACCACTTGCATGAACAATCTTCTGTCCAGATGGTAGTGCTGTGGATGTTGTTCCAGCTTTACCTGTGCTAGCAGAACCAGTTGCGGCTGATATAATAATATCATCAATGGATCTCCCTAAAGCCATCGCTGCTGCTCTTGCATAAGTTGAAGTTGGATCTACAAGTAGTCTGACTTTATCTGGATCGTCAATTAAATCAGCATACTCATAAGTTGCCATTGTTACCATTCTTCTAGCGTGTGGTGTTTCCATTACAATACTTTCAAGAAAGTCGCTAACTTTCTCCGCTTTCGCTGCTTACAGTTGCCTGCAAGATAAGACTATATCATCATCCTATTAGGATGTTCGGCTTTTCGAAATCGCTTGATCTCTA